CGTTGTTATTAATAGCTTCTTTAAGCTCTTTAAATTCTTCATCAATTAGGTCTACGTACAAACCAAATTGTTCTCTATTAAAACCTACGGTACTCTGACCGCATGCCTTCATAAATTTTTCTTGATCACGAAATGGGTTCATATTGTTTCCTTTGTATTTGTACTTGTTCTTTTTTCTATAGTATCGTCTTCAGTACATGAAGTTGGATGGCCATGCTCGTCTAAAAATGTAGTTCCCCACACATGACCATTATGTTCAAATTCCACATACACTTGTCCGTAAGCACAGAATCTTTGAGTAGTTATACTGTCGTCATACCATATTAGCCATAGAATGAAGACAGCAATAATTAGCAGAGTAATTGACGTAATCTTTTTAATACGTTCCATTTTAAATTTTTTCACCTGGAGTAAAACCTCTAAATCCTTTAAACCTTGGGAACCGTAAACTATATGATCCGTCTTGATTTTGTGTTACCGCATCAGCACGAACTTCAACAACATGCCCGTCAACCTTGCAGTTCCAAAAATCGTCACGCTGTTCATCAGTAAAGCCGCTACCAACATTAACGCGAATATTCTTTCCATCGTCCACTCCTTCACAAACTAACGCACCCATTTTACCAATATTCTTACCTGTGCCTTCTTCCGTGGCAACTACAGTAAGACTAACTTCGATGAATGGTTTCAACTTTAACCAAGCCACACTACGTTTACATTCATAAGGAGCATCAGGGTCCTTAATCATAATACCTTCGTATCCACCGTCGATAGCTTTTTGGTTAATCTCTTTAAAACGTTTCTTTCCTTCTTCTGTATCTAAATCGACAAGCTCATGCCCTACAACTGCTACATTTGGCAACAGGTCTTTGTATGTCTTGTGCCAATGATAGACCATAGCACTACGAGTAGTTTGGTCTTTTTCGTAAATACCTTTTTCAAAATCTTCCAGTGGAAGTACATCAAACAAGTTAAGAACTGCATCGCCTGCTTCTACGTTGTCCTTGCGGTGTACTTGTTTCATCAAGTCTTGGAAACTACTAGACATAATTTCGCCATCTAGTACTACATCGACATTTTTATTAGTACCATGCTTTTTAACCACATTACTAATCTGTTCTGCTATGTGAGGGAAGTTAGCAAGTTCTTTACCGTTTCGACTAAACATGTCCACGCGACCATCGTTGCGAACGATAGTAATAACACGGACACCATCGAGTTTGACTTCGATGAGCTTCTTGCCCGATACTTTAGATTCATGATTAGCAGAGTCATGAGCAAGCTGGCAACCGAAAACAGGAATACTATAGTCAGCATATTTCTTCTCCACTACTTTATTAATAGTCTTTTCGCTTACACCACAACGTAAGTCTTTGATTAAAATTCTACGATACCAGCCATTCCACTCTCGTTTAGTGGCACTTTTCATCATTGTTTCAATCATAGTCCTCGCTGTATTACCGGTGACATTGCGAGTAATGAAGCCAGTAAGAGCGAGAGTAAAACTATCCCAAGGTAAGCCAGGGCCGTCTTCATCTTGTTTCTCCGGTATTTGTTTAAGTCCAAAAGTAATCATTGGATCTAGAGCAAGGCGACACCCTTCAAAGAATTCATCACACCCTTCTTTGGCAATAGCTTCAATAATGCCTTCTTTATTAAGACGACTAGGATGACTTTCCAAACTCCAAATGTGACTGGCACAAACGCTCATGTAGACTCCGATAAGTTACTGTATAAGTGTATATTATACAGTGTAATTATCAGTATGTCAAGTGATTTGTGGTCTTAAATGGCTTTCCGTAGTAGGCATTTTCCAATTGACGCATGATCAAATTTCTCATTCTGCGTACGATTGGATGGTTGTGATTCCAATCAAAAGTTTTGAGGTATGTGTACCAAGTCATGTTCTTATGACGCCGGCATTGGTTTGAATCCAAATAGTGTCCAATCGCTGTTGGGTCATAGCCAAAACGATCGAGTAATTCGCAAGCGGCATTGAAAGCATGGGCACCCATTTCGTCTGTATCACCGTAGTATTCTTGTTCTTTGCGTTCTTTGGCGTATTCAGCTGTGCTTTGATAACCTGGAATATTTTTGAAATTTCTAGCACGGAATTGCCTCATGTGTACTATTTCGTGTAGCATAACATCCGAGAATCTAACAGCCATTCGTTTAAAACGGTAGTGTGTAAGTTTTAATTTGGAATCTGTTGGATTGTAGTTAAAATTAACTTCTATAGCGGGCTTTCCTTTTTTGTCCATCCCGCTATAATATACGCCACCCATGAACACAAACCCTTTTTGAGTTGGTGCATAGATACATTTTCTAACCCTAATTGGCAAATGCGCTTTAATGTGCTTGTTAATGCGTCTTTGTATTTGTCCAGGAGACAACTCTTTCCCTACGATTTCACTGTTAAGTGAATAGAACATAGAGTACAAGTTACTGCGAGTAAGTTCGGACCAGTCAAAAGGTAATTGGGCCATAGTACACTCCTAGACATATCTATTTATAGTATACTATAGAAACCAATTATATACGCACTTAATTGGAGTTTTCTTCCAAATAAGTTATTTCTTCGGGTGTTAATTTATAGTAAGAATACACATCATCTAGAGTGATTTCTTTGGTCAAATCCATTTTTGAAATAGAGTTAATCAACGCACCTTCGTTATATTGTGTAAACTTGTTTTTGCCCAACCACCTAATTAAGGGAGAATTAAAGTAAATATCCGCACTCGCAATATTATCCTTTTTATCTAACAGCATAACGAACGCATTTGTACAGCCCATTTTACCATCGTCAACTACAAATACATACTTAGATCCATTATAAGGAAGTATGACTTTTTTCTTTGTTTGATGCGTACATGCGTTCTTAGCATACACTACTTTATCCAAATGATTACTGTTGCCATTTATTTTAGGATGCTTATGTAGTTTTGTAGAATTAAATTCTATTTCGGACCACTTGTCTTTCATAATGTATCTTGTAAAATCCCATTTGTCTTTACCAGATGAAATTTTAGAAAGAATACTTAGGTTAATGGCATTGGTATCTTTTGCCAGCATAGGCATTTTAGAAATATCAACATTCATTTTTGAGTCACCGAGGTCAATCTCAGTAGTAGTGTAATTGCCTTTACGTAAAGCAAACCAAGTGAACTTGTGTCCTACTCCAGGAAAGTGTCTACGTCCAAGGCCAGGATCGATATTAACGTGATAAGTGTCTTCCTTGGCAAGGATATCTCGCATAACGCTTTTACGGCCTTGTCTAATGTCGCGGGTTGGACTCATCCATCCTCCAGGTATAATCATAGCCATATAGCCGTCATTGTTTAGCATCTTATGTGCTGTGTCTACAAATCTAGCCCAATAACTATAATCACCATCCTTAGGTGAGTTAAATGGAGGGTTACTAACAATGACATCGAACTTTGTCGAAGAATCAAGATTTAAGAAGTCTACTTGTTCTATGTTTACTTTAGATTGTGCAACCATGGACAACGCTTTGATTGAATATAAAGTTTGTACACGTTTAACATCGTAGCCGTAAATCATATTTTTTAAGATATGCTTTCTACTATGTCCAGCCGCTTCTAATTTTTCAACTAAGGCTAACAAGATTGTTCCACGCCCGCAAGCCGGATCGAGACATTTGAGATTAGGGTTAGCCCAGTCAGCTTCTAGTTTGTTTACAATAATACGTGCTAAGGCAAAATCTGTAGGAGTCTCTGTATCTGTACTGTGTAAATGACTTAGCTTTTTAACGATTTTTTCAATTTCCATTACATACTTTCAATTTGTTTAAAAGCCATAATTGCACGATTTAATCTGTCTGTTTTAATGAATCGTTCGCACAGTTCATTAAATGATGCCAGAGGAAGTCCAACGGTATCGTTGAACAAGTCTGTATTGTTAGTGGATAAAATATCTGCAACGTTATCAATCTTTGCAGTTTCCAAGAACAAATAGTTTGGCAAACTACGCATCATAGTAATAACCTTTTGTCGAAGTTCGCGTTCAGCTTTTTCTTCTTCAGGAGTTTTAGTTTTCTCTCCAGGGTTAGTACCGTCGTAGTTTTTACCTTTTTCTAATTCGTTATCGGAAATAACACTAGACTGTTTTACGTTACTGTCTGCATCTATACCAAAGAACTTATCAGCTACATCATCCAAGTGGTCCCAATTTACCATAACACTTGAACCAAAACGTTCTGCATACCCACCAGTCTCTGCCATCATGTTAAGTACACGTTCAACATCTACTTCAACAGTTTTGTTGCCACTGTGGTCAAGTACCGGTGCAAACTCTAAGAAACTTCGAACAGCTTCTTGTGTGCTTTGACTTGGCTTGGCTGTGATATCTGCAAACTCGTAAATCATTTCCAAACAACGTTGGGGATTAAAATCTACAACATAGCACTCTTCTTTGCCACGTGGCTTGTCTGGACTTTGGCAACGGAATATAGTTTGAAAATATGTTTCCGGAGCGCGAGTGTCATCAAGCATCATAACCATATCCCATTCGGGAACAGTTACACCTGTGTTAAAACGACCACACGTTACTGTGATAGTTTTTTGGTTACGTCTAATCAAGTCCTTTACAACTTCTAATTTTCTAGTATTGTCGCCTGCTACGTTAATAATCTTGTAGTCTTCGCCTACACGCTTTTCTAACATCTTACTCATTGCGGTTGCAGAGTTTACATTAGGCGGCATAACAAACAACATATGATCAACTGCGTGAGTACGAATTGGGCTTTGTGTTTTGCGTACACCGATACCAAATACTTGATCTAAAAATAGTTTAACAGCACTTTCGTCTTTAAACTTTTTACCATCATCACTACCAAACATTTTAGTCATGGTAAACCCTTCCTCTTCAGTATATGCAGACACTAATTTCTTAGCTTCTTCACTTACTTCAAAGGTATGGAATTGCATGACTGGCAACCAGCGATACAGTTCAGTTGTCCAATTAGCATCTTTCTCTGATTTGCGTTTGGCTTGTTCATCGGCATATCCCCAGGTGTAAATTTCTTCATCGAGAAATTCACCGCTCATTAACGCTTTAAGTGGAGTTCCGCTTACATATAGAATACGATCGTATGCCAATTGTGCCAGGCTTTCTTGAGCACGTTCTGTTTTTGATCCATAGTGCATTTCGTCAATAACTACCATATCAAAATGATAGTTCTTAGCAATAGCCCATTTGGCTTTATTAAAATCGTTAAAGTCTTGAAAGCTGGCAAACAAAATATCTACTTTGCCATCGCCACGTACTTCGATAGGGTTAGTACTGCTAAAATCTTCTTTAGCAGAATAATAGTTCCATCCTTCAAAATCTACGTGGGTGTTTAAATCTTCTCGCCATCCTGCATCAACTGCGGGCTTGTATGTAATAACCAGTACAAGTTTAACATCCAAACTTTTCATAATTTGGTATGATGTGAATGTTTTACCAAAACGCATTTTAGCGTTCATTAGAAATTTGTCACCGCCTGCTTGATAGTGTGCAACTGCTTTGTCGTGGCATTCAACTTGTTCGCTACGCATTGGGTAGCTATTTGGGCGGCTAACACCGAGTATGATGTTATTAATGGCGCTGGATACTTGTTCAACGGTACATTCGAACCATTCGCGATCCTTGTCCATACGAACACGCAAGCACCCCATCTTTTCAAGTTCTGCGTGAATGGTATGATCACTTACCCAATCCGGAACTTGCCAAGTTTGTTCAATTTCTAAAGGTTCTGGATTACTAGTGCCATCTTGTTGTTGTACTCGAATATGAGCACTTTCTTGATGTGTTTGGCCGACTTTGCGCCAGCCTCTGAATTCGCGGTATGTTTCTGTTGAGTATGCGTAAATCGTGTTCATTGACAATCCAATTTATTTCAATATGTATATATTATACACATATTTAATTGGATTGTCAATAGGGTAGATTAAGAACGGTTGGTAATGATCTCGTCAATCAATCCAAAATCCAATGCTTCTTGGGCACTCATAAAGTTATCCCGTTCCATAGCATTATAGAACTCTTCAAAAGTCTTACCCTTTGAATTATGGTCGACATAAATTTGGGTAAGATTTTGTTTCATTTTCAAAATCTCTTTTACTTGGATTTCCATGTCGGTAGCTTGTCCACCTGCACCACC